TATGTTGCGGCGGGATTGTGGGCATGAACGAAACCCGCAAAGAACGCGCGGGACTTATTGCCAGCCTCGCGAATTTGGACCCGCAACCGGAATCCGTGCCAATCAACCAATTAGTGAAAATCGAAGGTACGCCGCTTGCTGACGCAGAAGAACTAGATTGGACAGAATTTGTGCGCACCATTGCCGTAGCACGCATTACCATGCCAAACAGTTACGTTCGCTTATCCGCCGGCCGCCAAGGCATGAGCGAAGAAATGCAAGCAATGTGTTTCATGGCGGGGACTAACTCCATTTTCTACGGCGACAAACTGCTTGTGACGGGTAACCCGGAAGAAGACGGCGACCGTTTATTGATGGAAAAACTTGATTTAGAGCCGGAAACGGAAGAGAACAAGCGTTTACGTTAATGACTCGCAGAGATTTAACGTATATTATGCAATCTGCAATATATGATTAAATCAAACATAAAAACAGGTAATTTGTTTAGGTTTATTGTGTGTTACGATCACTCGCCCTGTGGTGTTAATAGAGATTAAGAAATGCATTTGACCTTGTTTTAGGTGGTATATAGGGTGGTGCACAGTAATGCGTTGTGTAGACTAATGGTAAGTCAGCGAGCAATCGCGGTATTGTGGGTTCAATTCCCACCACAGCGCGTTACAACCTTTGTTTCAATATAATTTTGCCAATCGCCTTTTCTTCGATTTCGTACAACAAGTTGCACGCTACGAGGAGCATTATTTCATATTGTAGCGTGCATCTTGATGCACGAGTGATTCCACCTCGGTGTGTGATTTGCGATTCCGTACTTGATGCACGATCGAACCACGCGCGGCACGTTATTTAACCCTTTCGAGCATTTACAATTTCGTGCAATAAGTTGCACGGTACGGCGATTCAGCGGATGCTATGCGGTAGATTTTTATTTGTCGTGTGGGTTTTTGAGGGGAATAAAATGATGTAGTATAGCGAAAGTGGCCCAATAGGACTTGAAATAATTAAATAATCCTTTAATTATCAATGTGTTATATTTTTCTCAAAATGCCGTGGTTACTATCGTGGTTACATTAAAGAACAACCAATGAGAAAAAAGATTTAATTTCTATCAGTGTTCAAAATTATATAAAAAGGTGCTCACCTGTTCACTATATATTGTATTTCTTTATTTATCATATATTTATATAGTGAATAGGGTGTTCACTAGTGTTCACTCTTAAAAAATCCCATCTAAATTATATTTTCCTATCTATGCCTGTATAAAAAACAAGCAATCGAACCTCATCCACCCACCGTAGCTTAACGTAGCTAAGTTATTAATTTTTAAGCAATTTACTTCCTGTTTTTTGTGTATATATTGTTCTATGGGCTTTTTATAAGCCGTCTTAATTAAGATGATTTTAAAAGGATTAACTATGTTTAAAAAACTGTTAGAACTACGCCAACAAAAAGCGGAAAAAGTCGCAGCAATGCGCGCTATGTTAGATAAAGCAGAGCAAGAAAATCGCTCATTAAATGATGCCGAAAACGTTGATTTTGAAAAATTGAAAGATTTGGTCAAACAATTGAGCGATGAAATCGCCCGTTATGAAACGGTGGCAGATGAAGAACGTAACATTGCCGACAAAGGTAAACCGGTAGAAACACGCGGTAAAACCTTCAGCAATGACGAACTACGCCACTACATTAAAACGGGTGAATTACGAAATCTTTCCACCACCGGTCAAGAAGATGGCGGTTATACCGTGATCCCACAATTGGATAAAGACGTAATGAAACGCTTAACCGATGATAGCGTGATGCGTCAAATTTGTAACGTGGTCCGCTTGCCGGTTGGTGCGAAAGAATACAAAAAACTTGTTTCTGCCGGTGGCGCGGTGGTGGCACATGGTGAAGAAGGCGTAGCACGTAATGGCACCGCCACACCGAAATTACACGAAGTCACCATTGCATTAAACCCTATCTATGCCTATCCGAAAACCACTCAAGACATTTTGGACTTCTCCAGCATTGATGTTTTAGGTTGGCTGACTGATGAAATTTCTGAAAGCTTCACCGAAACCGAAGAAACCGACTTAACCGGCGGTGACGGCACGAAGAAATCAAAAGGCTTCTTGTCCTATGAACGTTCTACCGAAGCGGACAAAGTACGCACCTTTGGTAAGTTACAAAAATTAGAAGTTGCCGGTGCCGACAAAATCACCGCTGATACGCTCATTGATTTGTTCTACACCTTACACAGCAAATACCGTAAAAATGCCGTTTGGGTGATGTCTTCCACCATTGCGGCAGCATTACAAAAACTCAAAAACAAAAACGGCGATTTTATTTGGCGCGATGGTTTAACTGTAGATGCGCCTTCTACCCTTTTAGGTCGTCCGGTTTACTTCCTTGAGACCATGCCGGCAAGTGGTGCCAATAAACCGGTAGTTGCCTTTGGTGACTTCAAACGCGGTTACTTCATTGTAGATCACGAAACCGGCGTAAGAACCCGCCCTGATAACATTACCGAACCGGGCTTCTATAAAGTCCATACCGATAAATATCTTGGTGGTGGCGTGGTAGATAGTAACGCAATTAAGTTCATTGAAGTTACGGCTTAATCGTCAAATTCCAACGGGGGCAATTAAGCCCCTTTTTTGTTAAAAGGGAAAGTATGAATAAAGAATTTGAAATCCGTTCATCCGAAATCACCGCAGACAGCGAGAATAAAAAACTGGTTGGCTATGTGGTGAAGTGGAACAGCCCTTCTGAAGTGCTTTATTGCGATTTTGTAGAACAATTCAGTGCGAATGTGTTTAGTGAAAGTTTAAGCAGCGGTGCCGATGTACGGGCGTTATTTGAACACGATCACACCAAACTATTAGGGCGCACCCGTGCGGGAACCTTAAAACTGGAAGAAGACGCAATAGGCTTACGTTTCGAATTAATGCCACCTGATACCACATTAGGGCGTGATTTGTTGGTAAGTGTTGAACGCGGCGATATTAGCGGGATGTCTTTCGGCTTTTGGGCTAAAGAAGAAACATGGAATTTTGATGTAGAGCCTTGTCAACGCACAGTGGCCAAAGCGGAATTATTTGAAATCACCGTTACCAGTATTCCTGCCTATCCTGAAAGTAGCGTTGAGATTGCTAAACGATCAATGGCAACCGCGAAAGGAAAAACGCAAGGAAAATCCACCGCACTTTTGAAACAGTGGCTTGATGTGGCGGAGGCGTAGTATGTGGAACCCGTTTAGACGAAAAGAACAACGCAGCGCACCGATGGCAATTGATGAGCTGCTTTCTTATCTTGGTGTATCAAACACCGGCGCAGGGGAATTTGTCAGCCCGAACACGGCGGAAAGTTTACCTGCGGTGATGAGTGCCGTTACTGTTATTTCTGAAGCAGTGGCAAGCATGCCTTGTTATTTGTATCAACTTAAAGACGATGGCCGCGAGCGCGTTTATCGTCACCCGGTTGACTATCTCTTAAATGAGATGCCAAACCGTAGCCAAACACCGTATCAATTCAAATACACCATGATGCGTCACTGCCTATTAAATGGTAACGCTTATGCAGTGATTGAATGGAACAGCAAAGGCGAACCAATCAGCCTTACCCCGTACGAACCAAGTGCGGTCAATATCTATCGCAAAGTTGGTGGTGAGTATATCTATCAAATTACCGACTTAGACGGCAACAGCAAAAACTATCTTCAAGATGAAATCCTACATTTACGCCATTCATCCCTTGATGGCTTTATGGGTCGTTCGCCAATTACGATTTGCCGTGAAACCGTGGGCTTAGGCATTGCTCAACAGAAACACGGTTCGGCAGTGATGAAAAACGGTTTAATGGCGAGTGGCTTAATTACTACCGCCGAATGGTTAGACGAAGCCAAAGCACAAAAAGCCGTAAAAGCCCTTGAACGTTACAAGGGCGCAAAGAACGCAGGGAAAACACCCATCCTTGAAGGCTCAATGGAATATAAACAGTTAGGCATGACAAACCAAGACGCGGAATGGTTAGCAAGCCGTACGTTCACAATTTCCGATATTGCCAGAATCTATAACATTAGCCCGATTTTTCTTCAAGACTATTCCAATAGCAGTTATTCAAACTTTAGTGAAGCCAGTCGAGCCTTTTTATCGCAAACCTTGCGCCCTTGGCTAACCAATTTTGAACAGCAGCTAAAAGATGCCTTGATGATTGATTTAGGTAGCAACAGCAAGAAACGTTACTTAATTGAATTTGATACAAGCGACTTATTGCGCACAAGTCAAAGTGAGCGCTTCAAGAGTTACGATGTGGCAATTAAAGCCGGTGTAATGTGCCCGAACGAAGTTCGCCGCCGTGAAGGTTTACCACCTTATGATGGTGGAGAAGAATTTAGCCAAGCATGGAAACAAACCGTAGAAGTAAAACGCGGTGATGAACAAGAAGCGGGAGCAAGCGATGGCAATCATGATTAAGGCGGGAAAGTATAACAAGGTGATTAGCCTACAAAAGCAAGTGAACGAACAGAACGACTACGGCGGCATTGTGAGTAAATGGAAAACCATTGCCAATATCCGGGCGGCGGTTGAACCATTACAAGGTAGAGAGTTCTTCTCCGGTGCGGTGCCATTAAATGAAAATACTGTGCGCATTCGCATACGTTACGGAACTAATGTTGATAACACTATGCGCGTGAAATATGGGAACCGTTCGCTAGAGATAATCAACATTATTGATAGTAAAGAAGCGCACAAAGAACTGCAGCTTATTTGTAAGGAGCTAACCGGCAATGGCGGAAATTAATTTAACGATTGATGAAATCAAAGCGCACTTAAATCTCGATCACGATTTAGATAATGAGTTACTGGAAGCCTATAAGGCAGCCACATTGGAAGTATGCCAAAAACATATTGGCAAAACTTTTGGGGAAGAAGAAACGGAAAAGACCATACCTTTTACCCCGGCGATTAAGATTGGTTGCTTAATGTATATCGCCTATCTCTACACGAACCGCGAAGCCGTCACAGACTTAGCCAACCTTAAACCGGCACCTATGACGATTTCCGCATTGTGGGAAGTGTATAGAGAACCGTGCGCTTACTAAGGATTTAGTAACCGATGCCATACCAACCATTAAGACGTTGTAGCTATCCCGGATGTAGAAACAAAGTAAAATCCGGTAGATGTGAGGAGCATAAACCCAAAGATAACCGCCCAAACAGTAGCGCACGCGGTTACGACCACAAGTGGAGCAAATACCGCGAACAATACTTAAAGCATCATCCCCTTTGTGTGATGTGCTTAGAGCAAGGCAAATACACACCGGCAACAGTGATAGACCATATCAAGCCGGTAGAGAACGGACAATCCGATCCATTGTTTTGGGTAGCAAGCAATCATCAGCCTTTATGTCGTGATTGTCACAGCTATAAAACACGAGTGATAGACCAACGCGGATTTGGGGCGAAGAAAATTGATTAGACCGGGTGGGGGCAGTTTCAAAAAGAAAGTGGCAACCCTACGGAACCGCCCCCCCAATCAAATTTTTACGCAAAGTGATTTTTTAGAAAATAAGGAAAGTGAATGAGCAAGCGAAAAAGTTATAAGACACCTGATTTCTTGGATGATATTGCTAAAAGCCAATGGAAAGCGCGTATTAAACAACTTTCAGAACGTGGTGATATTAAAGCGGAAGATTTAACAAACCTTGAAATTTATTGCGAAAACTACGCAATTTGGCGTCATTCCGTGGCAGATTTATCGAAAAATGGCTTCATTATCGTAAATAGCCAAGGTACGCAATCAAGAAACCCGGCATTGTCCGCGAAAGCAGATGCCGAAAAAGTCATGATTAAAATGTCTTCCCTCTTAGGCTTCGATCCGGTGAGCCGCCGTAAAAATCCGGTAGAAACGGACGTTACTGATATGTTGGATGAAATCCTCACAATGTAGGCGAAAAATGGAAACCTGGCACGAATACGCGAAGAAAGTTCAATCAGGTGAAATAGTGGCTTGTCGTAAGATAAAACAAGCCGTAGCGCGTTATTTTGACGATTTAGCGAACCCCGCTTATTTCTTTGATGAAAGTGCGGTAAATAAATTCTTGGCTTTCTCCCGCCTATGCCCTCACGTTAAAGGGCATTTACGCGGGCAACCAATCGAGCTTTCAGACTGGCAAACATTTCTTTTTGCCAATTTGTTAGGCTTTAAGCGCACCGATACCGGCTTGAGGAAATATCGTTCCGCTTATATCCAAGTAGCGCGGAAAAATGCCAAGTCCACCGTGGCCGCCGTGTTGGCTAATTGGTTCCTACTGATGGAAGCGGGGCAGCAAGATATTTACACGGCAGCCGTAAGCCGAGACCAAGCCCGTATTGTGTTTGATGATGCGCGCCAAATGTGCCTACTCTCTCCCCTTTTGCGCAAACGGCTCAATATTCAGCAACATAAACTGATTAATCCGAAATCAAATAGCTTAATGCGCCCGTTAGCGGCTAAATCCTCAACTATTGAGGGAACTAATCCAAGCCTCGCCATTGTGGACGAATATCACCTACACACCGATAACAGCGTTTACAGCGCGTTAGAGCTAGGGCAAGGCGCACGCCCGGAAGGTTTACTGTTTGCCATTACCACCGCGGGAAGTAACATAATTTCCGCTTGTAAACAGCACTATGATTATTGCGCGCAAATACTGGAAGGCAACGAGCAAAACGACAGCCTATTTGTACTGATTTTTGAATTAGACGAAGAAAGCGAAATTGATAATCCGGAAAACTGGATAAAAGCCAATCCGAATATCGGTAAATCCATTCCTTACCTTGATTTTGAAAACACGATTAAAAAAGCGAGGGGTATTCCTTCCGAGTGGGTGGAAATGCTCACCAAGCGTTTTAATGTTTGGTGCCAAGGAACAACGCCATGGCTAGGCGAAGGCAATTGGGCGCAGTGCGCACGAGATTACACCGAAAGCGATTTACTTCACCAAGATTGCTATTTAGGCTTGGATTTATCCAGCACCAACGACTTAACAAGCCTTTGTTACACCTTCCCTCAAGGGAAAAAAGTGCGGTTGATTACCCGGCATTATATTCCTGAGTTTCAGCTTAATAATGTGGCCAGGCCATTTATCGAAACTGGGTGAGCAGTGGTTGGCTTATTGCCACAGAGGGCGACTGTATCGACTATGACAAAATCCGCGATGATATTCTCAAAGATGCGGAAAACTTCAATATCAAAATGATTGGCTTTGATGTTTGGAACGCCACGCATTTAAGAACGCAATTACAGGCAGCAGGCTTGGAAGTAGAACCTTTCCCGCAAACCTATCAACGATTTAGCCCGGTGGCCAAAAGTGCGGAAGTGTTGATTAATCGTCAAGTGATAGAACACCACGGTGATCCGGTGCTTTCTTGGGCATTATCCAACGTTGTGATGGAAACCGATGCCAACGCTAACATTAAACCAAACAAGAAGAAAGCCGCAAACAAAATCGATCCGGCAGTAGCTTTCTTGATGTCATTCGGCACCTATCAGCTTGAATATGGCGATCTGATTTTTGAGCTATCGGAAGAGCATAAACAGGCATTAGAGCAATTTAATGGTATTGATTTATGAGATGTAAAAAAATCCCTACGCTTCACAACGTGGGGATTTTTATTTAATAAGGAAAATACAGCCCAAGCCATCATTGACAGTATTTAAATATAAGCCCCCGAACTGCGGAAGCACCTACTACAAACCGTTTCCAATATGTAGCGCATTAATTATAACGCAGAATAAATAATCCTAAAACAGCCGTAGCTTAACGGGGCTTAACGGGGCTTAACGGGGCTTAACGGGGCTTAACGGGGCTTAACGATTGTTTGCCTATTCCCAAATCTAATGCTAGAATCAGCACAACTCTATTCATATATACAAATTCTAACCATAAACATTATGGAACACTTTTATAATTGTATTAGTAGCGTTTTTACTAAGTTAGCTGAAAAACCGTTACAGTCAATGTTTTCTTTAATTTTACTTTTAATTTTTGCTCAATCTAGCCAAGAGCAAAAAGATCAGATTCTACAGGTGATATTGGAGTATATACAAGAACCCACAAAAAGTTACATGGCATATATTATATTAGTTGGGTTATTGCTTGCCAGCGTAGCTTGTAATGTTCGTTTATACATCAAACTAAAGATAACGGAGGACAAAGATGGATAATCTACTACTAACATTTTTATCTATACTATGCGTTGTTTTCCTTATTGAATGGGTATATAAAAAAATTATCTTACCTCTCATAATCTATAAGTATCAGAAAAAACATTCAGCTATACAGAAACAGTTATCAGCTATTTTAGTTGAAAAAGATGTTGATGTTAAAGCTAAAGAGGTATTGGAAAAACTACTAAGATCTCATTTTAGTAGAATAGCTCTTGATAATATAAAAATTCGTTGGAAATTTATACGATATATCAATTCCAATGAAGAAGCTAGATTTGCTTATAGAAAAAATATTGATGAAAACCAGAATATTCTTGAAAATGCAACCTTAAATGAGTTTCATAATATTTTTGATTCGTCAGCAAATATTGTTCACGCAGCTTTTATATTTAATAGTCTACTAGATATTATTATTATAATGGTGTTCTTTCTTATTTTTACTATTCCAATTTTATTGGCTCTTGGATTATTAGGAAAAGTCCCTAAAATATTTAAACCTTTATTTAACATAAATAAGCCGGATTTATCTACTATAGATTCTAAACGTGCTTAATCAATCAAAACACGCCTATATTGTTTGATATTGGCGTGTTTTTTTTCAGAAATAATTCAACGCACCTAGGCTGATCCCCGAAAGCAAGAAACCTTATCTTGTTGGTGCGTTCCTATCATAAGGGCAAATGCGAAAGGGGCATTTATGACCATTAGTTATTCATATTTAGTACTTAATGATAAAAACATTAAAAAATTACAAAATAAATTCAATTTAGATATTGATGATATTCTACATCTTGCTAGAAATGGAGATATTAACCTATATATTCGAGTAGAAAATATTAATGCCGGTACAATTATTAAAACTGAATTTGATGAATGCTTTAGTTTATCTTCTTTTGTGAATTCTGATAAAAAAGATAGGTGTTATAAAGACTTTTTTAACGTCGCTGATTATAACGTAGATTTTTTAACAGAAGAAGATAAAGAATCATGCTTTGGCTTTATTTATGAATCAGAAGATGAATCTAGTAAAGAAAAAGGTAAACTATCAATGATTTGTTTTGATGGATTCATTCAGATTCCAAGCAGAACGATAAATGAAAGCGCAAGGAAAATAATTCTAGATGAATTCTCGGCATACTATTTTTTACGCGATGAATATGGAAAAATAGAAACTGATTTTATTTTAAACTTTTCTTTCCCTAATAAATCTTTACAAGTTCCAATTCAGAATACTTATATTTTAATCTCTCAGCTTAGTGAAGTTGTAGCAGATGAATTAGATTCATCTCAAATAGATAATAATGGATATGAAGAAATAAAAAGATTAAAGTCTGAACTAGAAGAAAAAGACAAAAAAATAGCCGAATTACAGACTGAACTAGATAAGATGGATTATCCAATACAGTTAAATAAGTTCATGGAGAACGACCGCTTAGCATTAGCAATTCAAGCCAGAAAAGACTATTGGGCAAACTATGATCCGAATTTAAACAACGCGCCAAAGGCAGAACCAACAGCGCGAGAAATAAAAGAAAAATACGGTCTTTCTCAAAAGCAAGCTGAAGCAATAGAAATTATTGCCTGTCCTATCAATCGTAACTAATTGATTTTAAAGCTCTCATAGCAAAGGGTGATAGCAAAAGTTAACTATCACCCTATTGCTATAATCCCACCTAAATCATTTGTAATACCTCCCGTTCGAACAACTCAACGGAATAGAACGCTATTCCACATAGTTAAACTACGAGAGGTATTTTTTATGAGCCAATCTCAAACCCAATCTAAAAAACTTATCACCGGTGCCGATGTTTGCCAACGCGTAAGCTTTGGACGCACCAAACTCAATGAGCTTGTAAAAGCTAAACAATTCCCACAACCAATCCGCTTTTCACAAAACTTTGTCCGCTGGGATTTAGAAGAAGTGAATCAATGGATTGAAGAACAAAAAGCGGCACGTGCTTAAGGTGGTGGAAGATGAACGAAGCAAGAAAACCAACACAATTCTTAAAAGTGTTACACCGCCTAATCCTTTCTAGCATTAGCGGCATTGATGGTTACTCAATGGGCATGACGTCAGCGCGTAACTATATCAGTGAACTTGAACGCAATCATTTAACCGGCAAAGTGAAACGTACAACGGAAAAGACTGCAG